CGAGTACGCCGCGCTCCGCGACGCCGAGACGAACGACCACGACGACGACATGGGCGAAGAACCCGACACGTGCTACGACCACGTGACCGGTCACTGGTTCGTCGTCACCTATGGCCGCGCGCCGTTCACGATCCATGCACCCGACTGCAGCACGTGCGCGGATGAAGCGGAGCGCGCCGCCGCGTCGTTCACCTACGCCGACTTGATCGGTGCTCTCGTGGCCGCGGGGGTCGATGCGTCGTCGTTCGTGTGCGAGCAAACGGGCGGTGGCACCGCGACCGTCTATGGGGGTCCGCGGCGTGCCCACTCCGAGTACGCCGACGCGTGGTCCTACGAGGTCATCATGGGCCCCGGTTGCTACGACTGGGATGCGCCCACGCGTTCGGTCTTCTACTGGGATGAGGTCAACGTCTCGCGGGACGACGACGACGACTCGTACGGCGTCAGCGTGGCCACCATGGCCGAGCTAGTCGCCGCGATCGTGTGTCGGCTCGGCGGTGGTGACGACGACGACATGGCCGCGGCGGTGCGCGCCGTCCGCTGACGCACACGAGAGCACCGACCAGGGCCCACCGCGGACGTCCGCGGTGGGCCCTTGCGCGTTCGGGCGCGCCTGCTCATCGAACCCCTAAAGCTCACCGTTTGTTCATCTGGAATCCACTCACGAGGTGTAGCGGTGGGTTACATTGATCGCACCGAGTCGCACCGACTCCCGAGCCGAAAGGGCCGACCATGACCTACGAGCCGATCCCCACGAACGATGACGACGTGATCGACAGCCGCGACGTGATCGCACGCATCGAAAGCCTCACCGCGATGCTGGACGACGAGGACACGCCGAACGACGAACGTAAGGACCTCGTGACCGAGCTGGACGCGCTGATCTCGTTCGCTCAGGAAGCCGCGGACTACTCGGAAGACTGGACCTACGGCGCGGTGTGCGTTCGTGAGAGCTACTTCACGGACTACGCCCGAGAGTTGGCCGAGGACACGATGCCCTACCCGCGGCCCAAGGTGCTGAACGAGTGGCCATGGCGCCATATCGATTGGGACGCCGCGGCCGACGCGCTGAAAGAGGACTACACCGCGGTCACCTTCGACGGCGTCACCTACTACGTCCGCTGACCGAACGCGCCGCGCCAGCACCGCCCACGCGGCGGTGCTCGGCCCATGTGCGTTCGGTCAGCACCGACCGACCACCGACCCTACGAAGGGACCAACCATGATCCTCCGCGACGGAACCACGATCGACCAGAGCACCGCCCGTTACAAGTACGCCGATGCCATGGCCGAGTATCTCGACCACATCGGCTCGGACTACGCCGACGCGTGGTCTGGTGACGCCGAGAGCCCTTCCGGGTGGTTCTCCCTCTACGGTCGCCGCGTGCTCCGCGGTGACGACCGCGGTTTCGTGTGGTGCGAGCGGTACGCCACGATCGACGCCGCGGCCGAGGCCTACCAGACGTTGGAAGACGAGTACCGCGAGTGGGGACACGACGCCGCGTGCAACGTGTGCGACAACCACTACGACTCGGACGAGGGTTCATGTTGGGTGTGTGGTTCGTCATCGATGCGCGAGAAGGGTGACGCGTTCGATGCCACCGCGGTGGACGAGAGCACGCGACGCGCTCGGCGCGCCCACCGCACCGATATGGGGCTCGCGGACGATACCGCGGTCTACGAGTGCGGTACGTGTGGCCACACGTGGACAGAGCCGACCCCCGCGGATCGGTGCCCCCACGAGTACGACCACGACGACGACGACGACGACGTGTGCGACTTGTGCGACGGTCCCTGTCGCTACGACGGCGCGACTGTCCACCCGGGTGCGGACGACGACGACGACGATAGCGATAGCGCGGCACTTGAGTGCCGAGGCCTCGCGGTCGCGGTCACGTTCGCCATGGTGGACGACGTGCCTACCCTCACGATCGACGCGCTCGGGTGGGACCCGAACGCACTGGATATCCGCGTGGTGCGCATCACTCGTGAGCGCGGCGCCGAGCCCATGGGCCCTGTCTTCATCATGGGGCGCGACTGACCACCGAGCACCGACGTAGGGCCCACCGCGCTGGCGCGGTGGGCCCTACTGGCGCGCCCGAGCATCGGCTCATCGAGCACCTTAGAGCTCACCGTTTGTTCATCTCGAATCCACTTACGATCGGTAGCGGTGCGTTACTCTGATCGCACCGAGTCGCACCGACTCACGACCGAAAGGGACCGACCATGGCACGCACGAACCACACGGAAACCACAGGGATCATGTTCACGAACCTGCCGACCGTTGCCGACGCGACGTACTCACCGGACGACTACGAAGGGCTGCAGTCGTGGCACGTCGTGGCCTACGTGCCGAGCACGTTGCGCTACTACGAGGACGACGTAGAGGCGATGGACGAGACCAACTACGACGCGTTGATCGACGCGCTCGGTGGGACCGTCGTCCGAGTGGAGCCGACGTGGAACCTCCGGCCCGATGCCTACGCCGCGGCGTGGGACGCACTCGTGGCCGAGGCGAAGACCGTCGGCGTCGCCATGGTGCCGCGGATGAGTCTCCGCGACTGGCACTCGTCCGCGGCTCTCCTCCTGGTCGATCCCGCGAACGAGGATCGGATGGACGCGGTGCGCGACTGTCTCGACAGTCTCTCGGACTACCCCTTCCTGGACGAGGATGCCTACTCGCGCCGCGAGAGCGCGGCATGGGACGAGTATCTCCCCATGGCATGGCGCGACGAGGTGCGCGACGTGTGCTCGGCCATGAACCGCGAGGATGGCATGAACGAGGAAGACGACGCGGTCGCTGACTTCCTACTCGACCACGCGGACGACCTCGCCCCCATCGCGTGCGGCGAGTTGCACTACTGGTACGGATTCTCAGGTGAGTACGGTCCGTCCCTGCTCTCGTCCCTCGTGGCCGCGATGGATTCGTCGTACGCTCGGTGGGACGCGTTCAACGCGGACGACTTGGACCGCGTGCGCAACTTCCTCCGCGGTCGGGTCTGACGCGCGGCGCCGCGGCACCGCTCGGCCAACGTTGCCCGAGTGGTGCCGCGCCATCCGCGCGCCGAGCCCCGACGCGCCCCTACGAAGGGACCAACCATGATCCGAGTACGCCGCGCCCCGAGTGGGCGCGGCTTCATGCTGACCGATGGCGCGGGACGCGTGTCCCGCGCCCACTACCGAACCACCGAGCACGCGCTAGCGGACCTTGCCGCAGGCGCGGTGCGGTGGTTCTACCCGCGCCGTGTGCCACGCTGACGCCGAGTCGCGGTGGTCGTGGGTATGTCAGACCTTCCACGCCGCGTGTCTCGCCCTAGCGGACGACACAGGGCTCTCAGAGGACCTCTACGCCACCCACCGCGCCATCCTCGCGGACGACGTCACCACCGCCGAGCGCTACGCCCGCGCGCTGGCGCGTCGGCTCTCGGGTGCCGAGCGCGGACGACGGTCCCTGTGGTCGTCAGACAGGGACGCGTTCGTTCGTGGGGTACTCGGTGCCACCGCACCGCCCGAGAGCCCATGAACGCCACCACAGGGCCCCACGAGAGCCGATCGGCGCGTCAGCGCGCCGAGTGTCCACCAGGGCCCGCGATCGGCTCTCGTGGGCTCTCGTGGGGGTCCGCCTGGTCGTCCGGGGGTCCGCCGGCCGCGGCGCGTTCGGTCATCGATGCGCGCGACGCCACCGCGACGCGCTCGCCCCGAGCATGGGCGCGGCACTCGTCCGCGCTCGGTAGTCGACCGTTCGTGAGCGCGAACCCCCGAGCCCACCGCGAGACAGGGGCGCGCTCGGGCAGTAGGCCACCTAGGTCCGTCGTCCGCTCCGCGGGCGCGTCGATGCCATGCGCGCCGAGCACCGAGCATCGGCCCGCGGGTCCCTCGGGGTCGGCGCGAAGGTCGGTCAGCTCGGCCACCGCCACCGCGAGCCCTTCGAGCGCGTCCACCGCTCGGCCGAGCGCGAGCACCGCCCGAGCGGTGGCGCGGTCGTGGTCGTCCATCCGCGCCCGAGCACGCGCCAGCACCGCCGACTCTACGACGGTCGTCTCTGACGACGTCCGCCCCTGCTCTCCCGCGCGCCGTCCGGCCGACCATCCGTCCACCGCGGACGAGTGGCGGACGGCGCGCCGTAGGGCTCGGCCGATCGTGTCAGCGTGCTCGGGCGCATCGGCCACCGCCGCGCCGAGCCGACGTAGCGTACCGTTCCACTCGTCGGGGGTCGGGAGTGCCAACATACGAATCCTCTTTCGCAACTGTGGAGCCGAGAGCCAGGCGACCGTTAGGTGAGCCTAACACGAACACCCGTTCGGTGAACGGGAGGTGGACACGAGATGAACGGGAGATGAACGGAACCTGGGAGTTAACTGTGATAACCCTGGGTTAAGAGATTTAGCCACCGCTTAAGGGGCCCCTTCGCCAGGCCGAGGGGGGTCCCCTCTTTCATTTCCGCCCACTGAAGTTCGGGCCGCCAATTATCCGAACTCCCGACGCATTTCATTTCAACGGGAGGCCGAGAAGGTGTGGCTCGGCTACCAGAGGGCCGAGGGGTCGTCCGCGCCGCCCCGAGGTGGTTCCCCGTCGTCGGCCGAGAACAGAGACGAAGTGGTGCCTCCGAGGGTGCTCGGGTGGTTCCCCGGTGCCCGGTCCCCCCCTACGGGGGGGACCGATCGGGAACCGGGGGAACCACCCTCCGATGCCGGGATCAAGTGGTTCCCGGGAACCACCTGGGAACCACCGGGAACCACCGGGAACCACCCGGGCCGATCAGCGATCATCGAGGCCATCCGAGGGTCCGTCGACTCGCGGTAGGGCCGGGCCGAGTGGTACTTCCCGGTGCCATCGACAGTGATATAGCCCTCGTCCCTCAGGACCTCAATTGCTTTAATGAGCGCCTGATCCTTGCCGGTGACCGCACCCCGGACCCCCCTCTGAGAGGCACCCCGAGGTACTGATTCGAGCCACGTCGACACCCGCTCCATGAGCCCGGTCGGCCGGAACACGACCTCAGCGCCCGCACCGCCGGCCTCCGTGGCGTCCGCCGTGACGTCCGTGCGAGGGGCCACGAAGGTGAGCCGCACCGCGCCCGAGGCGTTGGTCCGCACGTGCACCAGGGCCGCCGTGGAGTCCTTCGGCCGAGCCCCGAGCCGATCCTTCGCCACCGTCATCTTCAAGGTGCCGTCAACGCCACGAGCAGGCTCCTGCAGCGTCTCGATGAGGTACGCCGCCCCGGTGATCGCCGCGAGCTTGCGCTGGGACCCGATGGCGTAGCCCTTCGGTGCGTCCTCAGCCTTCGGCACGTGGTCGATCACGAGCACCGCGGGCGAGCTCGGCGCCGCCGCCCAGGCGCGCACCCACCGCATGAACGCCGCCACGCCGTCGTCCTCGCCGCCCTTCACGGCCGACGCGGCAAGGGCCTCGCCGACGGAGTCGAGCACGACGAGAGCCACTTCTCGGCCCGCGGCGATCACGTCCTCCTGCAGGGCGATGAGGCCCCACTCGAACGACGTGGCCGGGGCGTAGTACGTGACGCGGTCGATCTCATCGAGGGTGCACCCGAGGTCGAGCAGGCGGCCCGCGGCGCCCCGTGAGGTGTCCTCGTAGTCGATCCACGCCACGTACTGCCCGGCCTTGATCGTCTGCGCGATCAGGTCGGCGGCGATCCACGTCTTCCCGCCACCGGGGCGGCCGAAGATCGCCGACACGCGGCCGTCGTAGATGAGTCCATCCTCAGCCATGGGAGAGTCGATCCTACTCGATGCGAGTTCACAGGGGAACGGTCGGGCGGGTCCCGGCCGGATGCACGAGCCCGAGCCGCGGCCGCTCCGGGGGCTCGCCGGCGAGGCGCCGCTCGGCGTCAGCGCGGAGGCTCATGCCGTGCCAGTCCTCCGGGCGGGCGATCCCGGGCCCGGGCGGCCGTGTGAGCGGCGGGAGAGCGTCGAGCAGGTCCTCGTCGAGCAGGGCGGGCTCGGGGTCGTCGCTCTCGGTGGGCCCGGGCGCCACGGGCGGCGCCAGCATGTCATCGATACCGGAAGTAGACTTCGTCGGTCTCGAGGGCGTGGAGCCGGCGAGCACGATGGCGGGCCGCCTCGGCATCACCGTGCGCACCGCCCGGGCCGCCGCGGCGTGGTCGCCGCCGTAGCGCGACGCCGCGAGGTAGCCGAAGCGCTCGTAGGTCTTCCCCGCTTCGAGCCCGAGCTTCGTCAGCTCCGGCGCGGAGGAGAACACCTTCAGCGTGTCGCTCCCGCCGTAGTAGAGGCTGGCCGACGGCCCGTCCCGCTTGTCCTTCCCCGGGCGCGTCCACAGCTCGGTGCCGCCGTGCACCGAGTGCAACGTCCACCCGTCCGCTTCGAGCATCGCCGCCCACGACACCGTGGCCGCGAAGTAGTCGCCGGGCAGGTCCATGTCGGCGTCGGTGCGGCGAGCTCGACGTGGCTCGACGTGGCGCTCTCTCGCGGCCTCCACCACCACCCGCACGAGCCACTCGGGCGCGTACGCGGGCAGCTCACCTTCGAGCGGGTCGCCGCCGTCGAACGACCACACGTAGCCGCCGTCCATGCTCGGCGGCGCCACCACCTGCCCACCGGTGGCCCGCACGTCGATCCCGGGCGCCACCTGGCTCGCCGACGTCGTCAGCTCGACGTCGCCCTCCGGCCAGCGCCAGTAGTAGTGACGGCCGCCCGAGGGCGTCTGCACCGTCAGCGTGTCCCCGAGGGGCCCGTGCTCCTCGATGAGCATGGCGAGGCTCTCGTCGCCACCGGCGTGGTTCTTCACGTCCACGTCGAGCACCCACAGGCGGCTCTCGCGCCCGCACACGACGCTCACGTCCGAGTCGGGCCACTGCGTCCACCACCGCTCGATCTCCGAGCGCTCCGTGGACGCGTTCTCCTGCCACGCGTCGATGCGCGGCCAGCGCGTCCCCGGCTTCACCGGTGCGACGCGCCAGCCGATCCGGGCGTAGCCGAGGGCGTGGTCGAGCACGGTCACGTCGCCCTCATCTCGCCCTCGGGCCCCGGCACCTTCATCGTGCCGCCGAGCATGGCGAACGTGAGCATCTGCCGCTTGGCGTCCGTGATCGGCTCGATCACGCGTGGCCAGAACACGACCATGAACCGCGTGATCTCCCCGGGGTTCCGCCCGGCCTTCACCTCGAACCTACAGCCGCGGCACACGAGGTCCTCGGCGTCGAACCCGAGGTTCAGGTGGCCGCACCAGTGCAGCCACGCCTCGGTGATCTGCTCGACCTCGGCGACGTTCACGACTTCTCGTCGATCGTCTCGTGGAGGTCGAGGAACCACATCGCGAACGCCAGCCGCGCCCCGTAGTCGGTGCTCTCGAAGTGGCGCGGGCGCGTGCCCCACGACGCGATGCCGCGCTCCTCGGCGGTGCCGGTGCCGATGAGGAAGTCGATCTCCCACGCGTAGGCGAGCCGGTCGGCGCGCTTCACGATGTCCGAGTGCACGGTGGGCTCGTCCACGGCGAACGCCTTCAGCATCTCGCTCTGGCACCAGTGCTCGATCTGATCGTACGGCGAGCCCATGCCGCGGGCGCCCTTCGCGTAGAGGCCCACGCACAGGTGGCGCATCGCCCGCTTCAGCGGCGTCGGCACGTCGCCGGTGACCGCCTCGTGCGCGTCGTGCATGAGGCCGCCGAGCACTTCCATCGGCGTGCCACCGAGGTCCACGACGATCTCGGCGACGTGCAGCGAGTGGCGCAGCACGTTGTACGAGCCCCACTGGCCGGCGTAGCGGATCACACGCGACAGGCGGTTCGCCACGTCGTAGATCGTCCACGCCGAGAAGTCGGGGGCGAGGTAGTCGAACGCGCCGCTCGGCGTCGCGATCATCGTCTCGTTGAAACCCCGCTCGATCATTGGTTCCGTCCCTTCCTGAGGTAGATGCGCCGGGCGACCACGGCCGCGGCCTGCCGCCCGGGCGAGTTGCGTTGCTTCACCAGGAAGTCGCCCGCTTCGAGCATCCGCTCGATCACGTCGATCTGCCATGGCATGAGGTCGATGCCGAGGCCCGCGGCCACGGCGAGGATGTCCTGCTCGCGCTCGAAGCGCTCCGGCTCACCGCCGAGCTTGATGCCCACGGGTCACCACCGGAGCTTCGAGATGCCGTAGAGGAACCACACGAAGCCCACGATCATGATGAGCACGGCGAGCGCGTCGATCGGGTCGCCGTCGTCGCCGTGCGGCGCGTAGGCCGTCTCGTGGAGGACGAGGCTCATCGCACACCTCGCCCACCGCACGCGTCGCACGTGCGGGTCACGAGGGCCACCTTGAACTCGCCCTTGCCGAGGCACCTCGTGCACGTCACGGGGATGCGGTCGAGCCGGAGGAACATGCGGGCGTTCGTGTGCACGTCCACGACCACGGCGAGTTCGTGGCCCACCTCGATCGTCTGGCACGCGGCGATGCCGTCCTGCAGCGAGTCCCACGCGTCGTTGGCGTAGCGCTTCACGAAGCCTTCGAGCTTGCGCAGTTCGAGGGCCATGAAGTCGCGGGCCGACGCCTCGGAGACGAACGCCTTGAAGCGCTCGGCGGGCGGGTGGCCGATCACCACGGTGTACGCCGGGTCCGGCTTGCGGCGCGGCTTCGAGCCCGCCATCACCGCACCCACCAGTAGACGGCGAGGATGACGATGGCGGCCACGAACACGACCGCCTTCGTCACCTCGATGAACGGGTCCCACTGCCAGTCGGGGTCGAACTCGTTCATCGAGTCCTCCTGAGCACGAACAGGTAGCTCTCGTTGCGCCGAGGCTTCACCTGTCGCCGGCCCGGCGGCTGGGGCCGCACGTGCAGCACGTGGGCGAAGTACGTCTCGACCTCGAACGTCGGGCCCTCGCCGGTGTCGGCGTAGGCCGCGCTGAGCGCCTTCTGCAGGTCGCGCAGCTCGAACGTGGCCATGAACGTCTTCCCGCTCGACGTGTAGTTCATGCACTTGTAGAGCACGAAGCCCTTCGGCCGCACGAGGCGCAGCGCGTTCACGAGCCCGAGGTTGTTCTGCGCCTGCAGTTCGGCGGGCGACTTCGGCGCGTCGTCGAGTCCGTAGCGGTCCATGAACTCGCCGCCGTCGAGCGTCGACGTCTCGCGGCCGCCCATCGCCACGTACGGCGGATCGTAGGCCACGACGTCGAACGCCCGCCCCCAGCCCTCCACGTCGATGTGGCGGTAGTCCATCGAGTAGACGGGCTCGCCGTTGTGGTCGGAGTTGGCGACGTTGCCCTGCCCGGCGCGCACGTCGTTGGCGAGGAACCTCGGCGGCTTCACGAGCGTCCACCACAGGCCTCGGCCGTACGTGAGGTCGAGCACGGCGTCGTCCTCGCGGATGAACCCGAGGCGCGCAGCGTCGCGGATCACGTGCCCGTTCGACGGCCACGCCGCCGCGCCGAGCACCTCGGTGCCGTCACCGTGGGAGAGGCCGCTACGCGTCATCGGCTTCCCCTTCGGCTTCGTGGAGGGCGTCGAGCTCGCCGGCTTCGACCGACTCGAACTCGATCTCGTCGTAGAGGTCGAAGGCGTCGATGAGGCAGAGCCCGACGTACTCGAAGACCTGCTGGACGCACGCGTTGCCGAGGGCCTTGATCCGGCGCCGTGCGTCTTTCGCACGAGGCGCGGAGCGAGGGACGTCTCGCTCCCAAGAGCCGTCCAACCACGCGGGAACCCCATGAGGCATTCGACCCACTCGGGATTCAACGGCCCACCGACCACCACCGCCAGCGGGTCCGAGCCCTCGGCCGTCGGCATTCTCGCCGCGCCCTTCGGTGTCCGTCCGTCCCTCGCGATCGGCGTCGGCCACAGGTCGCTCGCCTGAGGCCACAACGCCGCCCACGACGGTGGCACTTCCGCCAGGCTCTCCACTTCCCGCGGGAGCACTCCGGCGGCCAGCTCGACCGCCTGAGCGAGGCTCGGGCTCGACCGCTTCGTGATGTCCTTCGCCGCCCACGCCGACGTGCAGTCCGCCGACACCCGCGGCGTCGGCCACATCGGTTGGTCCGGCCACTCGCCCCGCGACGCCATCTGCTGCAGCGAGAGACGATCCGATGCGCCGGAAGACACCGACCGGTTCCGTCCGTACCGTGCCGCCGTGGGGGTAGGCAACAACGATGAGACGGTCCCTCTGGTGACGGGCGCCGACGGAGGAAGCTGGTATGCCGTCCCATTCAGCATCGTACCCGCACGCGGCCAGATCGCCGAGAACGGCGTCGAACCCGAGGCTTCGGTGTCCGGGCACGTTCTCCAAGATGACGAAGCGAGGTCGTAGCGCGCGAATGGCTCGGGCCACATACGGCCAGAGGTGACGCGGGTCCGCTTCACCTTTACGCGAGCCCGCGAGGGAGAAGGGCTGACAGGGGTATCCGGCGGCGAAGATGTCGGGCCGCTCAACGGTGCTCCAATCGATCAGTTTGATGTCGCCGAGGTTCGGGACATCGGGCCAGTGCCGCGCCAGCACGGCGTTCGCGTGCGGCTCGATCTCCGAGTTCCACACGATGGGGATGCCGCACCGTTCGAGCCCGAGGCCGATGCCTTCGATGCCCGAGCACGCGGTGGCGGCCGTGAGGGTCACCCCACCACCTTCTTCAGCGCATCGGTGTGCGTCTGCGGGAGCTGCACGGCGGGCTCACCGAGCAGGTGGAGGCCGAGAAGGCGCAGCCAGTACGCGTCGCACTGGTTGTCGTCGCGGAGGTCGATGCCGGTGCGGTCCTTCAGGGCCACGCGCATGTCCGGCTTCGTGGCGTTGCCCTTGCCGGTGGCGAACTTCTTCAGCGTGGACGGCGGGATGAACAGGCACCGCACGTCGTTCGCCCACAGGTTGTGCCGGACGACGCCGTGCAACATGCCGAGCAACGACGAGGCGTTCGAGAGGACCACGAAGTCCTCGATCACCACGAGGTCGGCGTGCTCGTCGATGCGCACCGCCTCGTAGCACCGGGTCCGAATCCATTCGAGCCGCTCCATGATCGGCGTCTCGGCCTTGGTCTTCACGGTGGCCGTGGTGCCGTCGGAGTAGGCCACGCCGGTGGCCACGAGGGAGAGGTCGAGCCCGACGACGTTCACGCGAGGAAGCCCGACACGCGAGGGCCCGTCGTCGTGAACAGGCGCCACGGCTCGCTGGCGTCGTCATCGAGGTCGATCGGGACGTTCTGGTGGCGGCCGTCGCCATCGAGATACGAGATGGTCGCCTTCCGCTGGCTCTCGACCGCCACGACGCGCCAGCGCGCGCCGGAGAGGCTCGACACGATCAGGTCGCCGACGATGGCCTCGGCATGGTGGGCCCTGTGGCGGGCCCCGCGCTCGACCTTGGGCTCGGGTGCGGTGCGCACCTCGGGCCAGCCCTGCAGGCCGTCGACACAGTCGGCGCCGCACGCCGCGTAGCCGGCGAGGTCCACCCACGAGTCCGCCTTCGTGGCCGACCAGGCGAGGCGGCTCACCTTGAGCAGAGCCATCATGAGCGCCACCTCGTGCGCCTCGATGGCGTGGTCCCCGAGCTTCTCGCCGAGCAGTGCGGTCCACATCGTGGCCGTGCGTCGGAAGTCCTGCCGCGGGTCCCCGTACTGGTTGTTACGATCTCCGTTGACCGCCGCGTTGGCGGTCGTGAGCACGCGTGCACGCGTGTTCTCCATTGCGTATTCCTCCCGGTTGCGTAGTGGGTGGGGCGAGGGCCGCGGCAACGGCCCTCGCCCCTGGTTCAGTCGGCGAACTCCACGTCGATGACGCGGACCTCGCCGTACGTCGAGCCCTCGGGGCCGTCGATGTCGACGGAGTAGTTGAGGGCCTCACAGTCCACGAGCGCCGTGCGCAAGCGGTCCATGAAGTTGTCGTCGTCGCCGAACGCGGCCGGGTCGTAGCCGATCCACGCCTCGATGACGACTCGGGCCGCCCTCATCGTTAGATGAGTCCGGCGTCCGAGGCGGACTGCGCCGACGGCGACGCGCCGACGGCGATGCCCGGGTGGCGCTTGGCGTACTCGGCCTCGGCCGCCGCCTTCCACTCCATCTCCACGGCCACGTCCGGGTTCGGGGCCCGGAAGGCGTAGCTCATGATCTTCTTCGGCTCGGTGCCGCGGCCGGGCTCCGTCCGCTCGAAGCGGGCGCCGCCGAAGTCGCCGACCTCGATCTGACCGCGCTTCTTCTGCGCGACCGCGTACGTCTGGTGCTCGGGGCTGTCCGGGTCGAACCGGTTGTGGCCCGAGATGTAGAGCGTGACGATCTCGCCGGGCTTCACGGCGCGGCGCTCCTTCGCGTCGCCCTTGCCGGTGCCGACCGTCGCCGTGCAGCCGTCGATGGCGAACACGGTCAGGCCCACCTGCGTGCGCAGCTTGCCCTCGTACTCCTTCTGCTTGCCGTCGTGGTAGTTCATGAGAGGGGCGCTCTCGTCCACGTCGATGATGACGTAGCGAGCGAGCGCACCCACCTCCTCGAACTTGAAGGACGGCAGGGTCTCTCGGTTGTTGCCGAGCGGGATGCCCATGTGACTCTCCTAGGGTCTGTGGGTCAGATCAGTGACGCCAGGGGCGGCGCCACCGGTGCCGGCGGGGCCGGCGGGGGCACCGGCTTGAACTTCACCGGTGCAGGTTCGGTGATCGTCCAACGGACGACACCGAGGTCAGGGTCGACCGTGGCGGTGGCGCGGCCCTGCAGGCTCGCGGCGCACACCTGGTCGATGATCGAGCACGCCTTCGGATCGAGACGTGCGAGTTCCACGCCGACCGTGGTGTGCGCATCGAGCACGAAGCGGTCACCGGTGGCATGGAAGATGAGCGACCGCACGGCCTCGTCGTCGGCCACGAACTCGGCCCGGACGAGGAAGTCGATCGTGCGGTAGATGGCGAGACGCCGGAGCGTCGACGCGAGGCGCAGTGAGAAGCCCTTCTCCACGAGGCTCGCGTCCGTCGACCACCCGAGGATGATCGTCTTCACGTCCTCGGGGTAGGCCGCGAACGTGGTGAGCATCGCGGCCACCTCGTCGTACGGCGCGGGCCCGATCTCGTCGGGCAGCTCGGGCAGGACACGAGGCGCCGCGGGCTCGGGCTCCGGCTCGACCTTGGCCGTGGCCGGATCGGGCATGAAGAACGGCACGCGGTACTCGTCCTCGATGCCGTCGCACATGCGGGCCAGGAGGTCGACGTCGGCCTCCGTGTGGCCCTCCTGCCGGAGCGTCGGCACCATCGACGGCCAGGCGGCCACGAGCTGGCTCGTGTAGCCCGAGTCGCCGAGCGTCTTCACTCGGGCGATGATCCACGCACGCCGCTCGGGCGCGCACGGTTCGAGGCTCACCTTCGAGAAGTCGAGTGGGCCCTTCTTCGCGGCCACGATCGCCTCGGCGTCGTCCAGCACGGTCTCGGGCGCAGCGGCGAGGGTGTTCACCATCTCGGCCACGGCCACGGGGTCGACGGCGGGGTTCGGCACCGCGGCCGCCACCTCGGCGGGCGTCACGAGCTTCGCCGCGTCGTTCGACACGGTGACCCGATCGAGGAAGCTCGGCTCGGCGGCCAGCGCCGCCTCGTGCTCCTCCTCGCGCAGCGGCGGGGCCTCCCCGTTCACCTCGGCGAGAAGCTCGTCGATGTCGACCTCAGGGGCCGGCGTGCCGTTCTCCGGCATGGGCGGCTCGACCGCACCGAGGCGTTCGATGAGCGGCTTCAGGTTGCGCGCCTTGCGCACCTTCTCGCACGTCTGCACCCACTCCTTCCCCTTCTTCAGGTCCACCCACCGGATGGACACCTGAGCGTCCTCGGTGGAAGGCATGTGGAGGATGAAGCCGCGCTCCTGGTTGTAGGCGGGCGCCGGGTGCAGCGTGCACTCGTCCCACTTGTCGGCGGGCCACTCCACGAGGTTGTCGGCCGAGGCGTAGACGTACATCTGCCCGGCGTGCGTCTTGTCGTTGATCGCGTAGCCGTCCTGCCACCCGGTCTGTTTCCGGGTGCGGTAGTCGATCTTCGGCACCCACGTGTTCCCGCCGGTCTTCAGGTCGCCGACGTAGAGCTCGCCCTCGAACATGCCCGCGAAGTCGGTGCGGCCGACGGCGTTGTAGCCCTTGTGGTAGAGCGTCACCTCGCACAACTCGGGCACGAGCGTGATCCCGAACTCGGCGAGCACCTCGGTGGCCCGCGTGATGTGCGCACGCCACTCGTCGCCGATGCGGTCCGGCGCGTACTTGCCACGCACGACGCCCTCGAACAGCGAGTGCAACGCCGTGCCGGTGTCGCGCCGCTCTCCACCGCCACCGAGGTCCGGGGCCCGCTTCACGAGCGCCTTCAGGCGTCGCTTCGATTCGGGCGAGTCGTACCACGGGTCGGGGAACTCGGCGAGCAGTGTGGCCACGTCGGTGCGCAACGGCGCCGACTTCGCCATGCCGAGCATGGCCATGGCGATCTTCCAGTCTTCGAGCCCGAACGTCGAGTCGGCGGCCTTCACGAGCGTGGTGACGCGGGTGTAGGTCTTCGCCTTCTTCTCGCCCGGGAACCGGAGCAGGTAGCGGTCGCCGTCCTCGTTGTAGTGCGGGCCGTGCTCGGCGATGTTGCCGAGAGGGATGCTCACCGCGGCCTCCCGAACCACAGTGCGATGGCGAGCATGAGGGCTCGCACGCGCCGCTTCACGGGCCCTCCCGGTCGATGTAGTCCACCCACGCCACGGCGACGGCGGCGACCTGCACGAGTTCCTCGCGGAGGTCGCTCGTGCGGCCGAGGAAGCCCGCCTCGAAGGCCTCCCACACTTCTTCGAGCAGGATGGCCGCCCACGAGCCCTCGTTGTCCTCGAAGGCGAACTCGCACTCCCACTTCAGGTTCGTGGTCGAGAGACCGTGCTGCACGAGCACCGCCGCGAGCGTGGTCGGGCGGTCCGCCCTCGGACGGAACGACGGGCAGTTCTGCACGCCGAACTTCCGCACCTGCCGCTCGCGCTCGGCCGAGACTTCGGCGAGGATGCCTTCGTTCATGCGGCCACCGCCTTGCGACGGTCGCGGTCGCGCACGCCCTCGATGGCCTTGATCGGCCGACCGGTGCGGGCGGCGATCTCCTCCACGGTGAGGCCGTTGGCGAGCAACTTCCGCACGACCTCGTTCGCCGTGTCGGGCAGGCCCGTGAGGTTGAGACGCATGAGCGACGGGACGTTCTTCCCCCGCGCTCGTGCGATGGTGCGGCGTTGCTTCGGCGTCTTCCCGCCGAACACGCCGTGGTAGTAGAGTCGCTCGCCGATCGACCAGTCGAGACAGGCGTCGCGGCGGCTGCAGTTTGTGCAGGCCTTCACGGCCTCGTCCTCGCGCTCCTCGTCGAAGAACAGCCCGGGGTCCTTCACGGTGCACGGTGCGCCGTAGGCCGTGAACATCATCGGACCCTCGCCGGGGTCGAGCTGCACGGATGCTGCAGGACGTGGCCCTCGATGCGCACGTAGCACACGGGGTCGATGAGCGTCGGCGTGGCGACGATGGTGACGCGGGGCTTCGGCCGCGGGTGCGGCGCGTGCGGCCGCGGGCGGGTCGGCACGCACCCGTAGTGCGTCCGAGGGAACGGGCAGACGAACGCGGTCGTCGGCGGGGTGACGGGCGGGGCCGGAGGTCCGGTGAGCATGTCAGTCGCTCTCCGGCTTCTGGCCCATCGCCTCGCGGGCGGCGCGCACGGCGTCGTCGGCGTGGCCACGCCGCCCGCGGGACGGATGGGTGGAACGGATCGCCGCGTCGTCGGCGGGCGTCTTCTCCACGGTGGTCGGTTGGTTGTTGCCCATGAGGGCCTCCTTCGATCGTTGGTTGTCGTGGCGCTGCGCCCTGGTGGCCCGCTCGCCGCACCGGGAGCCGGAGCCGCTTGGGGGAAGGGGCGCTTCAGCTCTGACCGGGGCGAGCGAGCCCCAGGGCGCAGCGCCGGTCAGTCGCCGGGTGCGAGCACGAGCAGAATCGGCGCGCCGTTCTGGTTCTTCCACATGCCCGGGAACGCGGCCCGCTGGCCCTGTGAGGCGCCGGGGCGCTTCACGACGGCGGTGGTGTCGTCCACCTTCGCCATGACCGTGAACGGGGCGCCGAGGCAGTTGTAGATCGTCTCGCCGACGGCCACGACGTTGAGGATGCTGACGAAGCCCTGCTCGCGCTCGGCGATCTCGTCGGCGTCGTAGTCGTCGTCGGCGTCGGCGTCCTCGTCCTCGGGCTCGGCGACGTCGACGCGATCGTCACGACGGTTGAGGACGTCTTCGATGCGATACCAGAGGTACCGCAACTCCTTCCGCGTGAGCGAGGCCGTGAACACGGGCGAGCCCGTCAGCACGCTCTCGAACGCGAGGTCCACGGAGTCGTCGGGCTGGGGGTAGACACCGGGCTGAAGCGGCTCGGTGCGGGCGCTCACGTAGCCGTTCACTGGGCGGCCACGAAGTGGTCGTCGGCGAGCTGGCCGAGGGCGTCGATGTTGGCGCGCATCTCCTCGACCGTGAGCATGGCCGCGGTGACGCGCTCGTCGGCGGCCTTGGCCACCTGGCGCCACTTCTCGGCCCGACCCTTCCAGTAGAGGTGGCGGCGGCGCTGGTAGCCGACCTCCAAGGCGAGCAGGGACACGGCGAGACTGAGCCCGCCGATGATGCAGAGGACGATCACGAAACCCTCCCGGTACGTGAGTCGAGCCACGCTTCGAGCGCGGCCATGGGCACGAGGACGCGTGAGCCCACCCGGAGGGTCGGGAACGACGCGTCGATGTGACGGAGCCGGCGAAGCGAGCTCGGCGAGATGTCCAACCAACGCGCAGCGTCGGCGAGACTGAGAGCGCCTTTGCGCTCACTCAACGGTGTCACGAGGAAGACTCTATACGAGTCGATGCGAGTTGCAACGACTCTGACATCTCTTGGCTAACTCGCCACCCGTTGTTCACCAAGTTGCAACGAGTCGACCGGACCTTGAGGAAGTCGCAACGTGTGTTTCACACTGCGCCCTTGCGCGCGGTCGTACGATGGGGACATGGCCACCACGAAGGCGGCGCGCTCCGAGGCGCGCCTTGCCACCCTCATCGCCGACCGTCTCACCGAACTCATGATCGGGACGGCCGAGATTCGTCACGCGGGGCTCGACCCCGCGACGGTGCGGGCCTTCGCCTCAGGCGAGAAGACGCCTCAGCGCATCGACGTGCAGCGGCGCCTCGCGCGCCTGCTCGGTTGGAAGGACGACGCCATCCGCGGCATCCTCGCTGGGCGAGAGCCCGTCACGTTGGACGATGCGGAGGTCGCGGGGACCGCCGAGCAACTGACCCGTCGTGTCGCCGAACTCGAATCACAACTCGCCGAGCTGCAGGCGGCCTTCGCCGAGGTGCAGCGCCGTCGGGCTCGCTGAGAAGCTCGATCCGCTCGCGCAGCGATGCGATGAGCACCGCCACCGTTCCCATGTCCCGCTCGATGCCCTGCACCGCCGTGCCCCCGAGTTGCCCGCTGATTGAGTCAGCAACGACCGTAGTCGGTGACTCGACAGTCGGGTGAGGCGTACCCGAGAGTTCACTGGGGCTTCACCATGGCACCGAGAATGTCAGCGGCCTCGGTGTCCCGCGCCCGCACGAACGAGGCGTAGACGCGCAGCGTCACGTCGGGCCGCTCGTGCCCGTGGCGCTCGGCGATCGTGCGCACGTCGACACCGGCCGACAAGAGCTGCGTCACGCTGAAGTGCCGGAGGTCGTGGAGGCGCACGCCGGCCACGCCTGCCGTGCGCATCACGGCGTTGAACCGGTGCGAGGCGTAGTCGGGGCGCATCGGCGCCACGTGGTCGCCGCTCATCGAGAACACGTAGAGGTCGTCGTTCCACCGCACCCCGCACGCTCGCGCTCGGGCGCGCACGACCTCCCGGTGCCGTTCGAGCGCCTCGGCCCACGCCGGTGCGAGCGTGATGCGCCGACGGCGGCCGGACTTCGGCGCCTTCACGAACAGCTCGCCGCCGTCGAGCGTGGCGATGGATCGGGCGATGGTCAGTTCGCGGCCCACGACGTCGCCCCACCGGAGCCCGCAGAGCTCGCCCCGGCGCGCACCGGTGACGGCGGCCAGGCCGACGTAGAGCGCGAAGTCGGCGTCGGCGCCGCACGCCTCGATGAGGCGCGCCACGGTGTCGACGGCGGGCGGCGAGATGTCGCGCCGGATGGCGGCCGGTGGCGTCCGGCGGTCGAGCGCATCGCTCGTGAGCCAGCCCCAGCGCACGCCCTGCCGGAGGGCGATGCCCACGATGTCGTAGGCGCTCCTGGCCGCCGTTGAGCCCCGTTCGGCGCCGACGGAGGCCACGAAGGCGTCGAGCGTCCGTGCGTCGACTGCAGCGAGCCTCAGGCGCCCCAGGGCGGGCCGCACGGCCGAGTCCACGACGTGCCGGTAGCGCTTCAGGGTGGACGGCGCCACGCGGCCCTCGGAGGCCTTCAGCCACTCGTCCAAGAGGGTGCCCATGGTCCGGCCACCGTCCGCGGGCCCCGTGACCTCGCGGAGTGCGGCCAGCGCGGTGGCGGCGTCCCGCTTCGAGCCCTTCACCACCTTGGACCGCCGGCCCGTCGGCGTGCTGACCATCACGCGCCAGCGTCCGCCCCCGAGGTCGATGATGGTTCCCTCGTGCCTGCCTCGTCGTGCGCCCACCTGCGCAGCGTAGAACATGCACACGTCTGCACACGTGAACGGGAAACGGCCCCTCTCCGAACTCTCGGAAAGGGGCCGTGACCTGGGCCTTTGCGGGTGGAGGTGAGGGGAATCGAACCCCTGGCCTCGACAGTGCGATTGTGCGCCGCTGGCGCTCAGGCGCGGTCGGCCGCGGTCACGAGCAGGCATTTCGTCGGCGGCGCCCTGTCGCGCCTGAGCGGACATGCACACGATCTGCACACGAACCCCTTGACGGTTACGGTGCGATACGTTACGGTTCTCGTATGACATCGAACGCACCCCTCACCCGCACCGACGCCCGCCGCTACGCCGGCTGGCTCGTGAAGAATCGCGAGGCCCGCCCCGAGACGATCGAAATCGTGGAGGAATGGAGCACTGGCGCCCACTTCATCCGGTACGCAAACCTCTGCGGGATGCCCCGCTCGATCAAGAGCCACGCCGACTTCATCGAGGTGCGCGGATGATCCGTCAAGTGGTGGCCCGCCACCCCGATGGGCGCTACACCGTCATCACTCACGACGTCGGCGACGACGGCACCTCTCGGACCATCCGAGAGGTGCCTGCCAGCCATCGCGACGTCGCCCAGGCCACCCTCGCCGGCGCCGTCATCGACATCGAAGGAGACTCATGAAGACCATCACCGCCACCGACCTCTACGACACCGAGGAGATTGCCGAGAAGCTCGGCATCACCGCCTCCCGGTTCCGTGTCGCCCGCACCCGCGGCGACGCCCTGCTCTCGGGCTTCCCCGAGCCCATCCGCACGATCAGTGCCCGCCCCGTCTGGTCGGCCGCCGCCGTCGACCGCTGGTTCGAGGCGGTGTACGGATGAGCGCGGCCGGACTGATCGCCGAGAAGGTCGTCGCCCACCTCACGAACGCCCACGTCGCCACGAAGGCAGGCGACATCGAGGTGGCGGGCATGGAGGAACTCTGCGCCTACCAGACCTTCGTCGGCGCCGTCGCCGACGGCACGCTCAAGGCCGCCGACGCCCGCCTGATCGCCAAGTCGATCGTGAAGGCGTCCGAGGCGGGCCTGATCCTCCGGTGGCTCGCCTGAAGCCCTGAGAACGACGAAAGCCCCCGCACCGACTCGGTGCGGGGGCTTTCTCGCGTTCAGCGGTACGCTCGGGCGGCGCCCACTTCAGCACGCCACCGTGGCCGTCCACGTTGGCGTATGCGCTCGATGCAGACGTCGAGCGGTGTGTTCATGCGCACGACCCTCGTTGCGCGCAGCGTGCGGGCCCACGCCGCCCGATCCTCAGGCGTCGGGCAGCACCGCACCACCGCCACCCGAGCTTCCTCGGGCTCGACGGCGCGGAGCACGGCGAGGACGAACGCCCGGTCGGTGCGGTACGCCTCGGCCTCGTACACGGGCAGGCCGAGCGTCCGGGCGAACGTCGACTTGCCGCTCCCAGGCGGACCGCACACGAGCACGACGTGGCGCTCAGGCGCCGGCGTCGGCCCCGACATAGGACTTCACCGAGACGCTGACCGTGAGGTGGTCGTTCGCCCATCCCGGCGAAGGCTGGTTGTCGGGGTTCACGTGGCCCGCCACCGAGACGTAGTAGTCGGCGCCGTTGCCGCCAACGGCCTCGATGGCGGCGAGCACGGCACCCACGGCCACGCGGACCGCTCGCGCCGCCTCGACGCCCGTGCCGTTGCTCTCCTGGTGCTCCTGCGCCTTGTCGGCGTAGGCGGTCAGCACGGCGTCGTAGACGCTCTCGCCGCGAGCCAGCTCGAAGTGGAGACTGAAGCTCATCTCAGACACCGGCCTTGGCGAGGCCCTGCACCATGCCGTGCAGGATGCGGGCCGCGATCGTGTCGGTGTTCACGACGGCCGCGATGGCCGACTGCAGCGTGCCCGAGTCGATGATGACGGGGTGCGCCTTGAGCGCCTCGTCCACGAGGTGGGCGAGCAGGTTCACGTCGGTGTTCGCCACCGGTGCGGCGATGAACCGCCGGCGGTCGTAGAAGTCCGAGCCGGGGTCGCCGACGAGCTGGTGGTTGTAGATCACGTCGGTCGAGCACTCGATCACCTTCGAGGTGTCGATCGTGCCGTCCTCGCGGAACAGCCCGAGCTTCGTGGCTTCCTCCGGGATCACGTGCTTGATCGTCACGCCGTCGGTGACGAACACCGCGCCGTCGTCGGGGTGCTTGTAGAACGTCATGGGGTCCTCCGTGGGGGTCGTGTCGTTGGCGTAGGTCGGGCGGCCGAAGCCGATGATGTCGGCCGCGGTGCGGCGGGGGTTCTGCACACCGTCGTGGACGCGCACGCCGTCGGCGTCGTTGCCCTCGATCGTGTCGTAGGTGCCGTCCGGGTACGGGCCCGCGGTGACGATGCCCGTGTGGCCCTCGGGGAAGTTCGAGCCCGCGTAGTAGATGAAGTCGCCGCGCTGGCCGACCTCGGGCGACTTCCCGGCCGCCTGCCAGTGCCGGAGGTCGCTCACCGTGCCGAAGCCGTCGATCGGGAGCGGCCACACGAGCGGCGACCCGCTGGCGCGCCAGTAGGCGTAGGCCGAGAACGTGGCGCACCACGCCGAGCCCTGCCGCCAGAACGCGCCCGAGGGGACGCCCTCGCCCGGGCCGCCCGGGCCGAACACGGCGTCGAGCTCGCCGGCGAACGTCGTCTCGTTCACCCCGACCTCGTGGTAGCCGACCGACTTCATCGCCTCGGCGATGACGGCGTCGGCCGTGGGTGTGTCAGGGAGCCACATGGGCACCGCCCTCCGGCCCGTGGGCCAGTCCTCGTCCGTCGCTGACGGGCCGCCGATGACGCTCGTGTCGAGCCGGTGGCCGATGACCTGCCCGAGGTCGGCTCGCTCAGGCGACCACCGGACCACGCCTCGGTCTGGATATACAGATGGCTCGCGATCCCGCGAGCGAACAGCGCGTCGATCAGGTCGGCCTCGCCGTAGACGCCGGTGTCGTACGCCTGGCCGGCGAGCACGGCCTCGAAGGCCTCCACGAACGCCACGGACTTCTCCATGGTGGCCGTGGTGACGTCGGTGTCGACCGCGACGGCGCACACGGTGCCCGGAGGCCAGCCTTCGGCCCGGAGCATCCGCACGGCCGCCTTGCCCGCTGCAGTGCCTCGTGGAGCGCCCCCGAGGGCGTCGGTGGACCTCTGCTCGTAGATCGGCACCACGCCGATCCTGTGGCCGTGGAGCGCCTTGATCTCGGGCACCTGCGCGTTCTTCGGGTTGGCCGGGTCATCCGACAGGTATCGGATGACGCCGACCACCCCGAGGTCGCGCAGCGGGGCCCCGTCGGTGCGCCAGTAGGCGTAGTCGAGCAGGACCCCGAGGCTCACTCGTCGTCCGCCAGCGTGACGGGCCCCGTGGCCATGCGGACCGAGTGGCGCACGTGGGCGTCCATCCGGTTCATCGTCATGCTGCGGCTGGCCGTCTGGCCCTCGGCCATCTTGGCCACGACCTGCGTCCACCGGCCGAGCTGCCACTTCCCGATGTAGCCGCCCTTGGCGAGCTGCATCGGCGCCTTCACGATCCCGGCCGGGAACGAGTAGGCGGCCGCCTTGGCGCCACGGATGAACCACGCCGGGAGCACGAAGGCGGACACGAGCACGCCCCGCTTCGTGTAGGCGTAGGCGTCGGCCTCCACGGCGTCGCACACCTCGATCGCCAGCCACGAGGTCGAGCTGACGTTCGCCCCCGACATGATGAACGGGTCGGCGAGCATTTCGAGGACCTCGTGCGAGGCGGTCACCGTCCACGAGAGGTTGTAGTGCAGGTCGGTCTTCGCGAAGACGTAGCCGATCGGCGTGCCGGTCGGGAGCGTCTCGTGGTAGCCGAGCGCCCCGGCCTGGTCCGAGTCGTCGGCGATCACGAGCACCATCTCGCCCGGCAGGCCCCGGGGCGCGGCGGCGCGCTCGAACTTGATGCCGCCCACGCGCCACGCCGGCCCGAAGTCCTCGTCGACCTGCGCCTGCTGTCCGGTGATGTAGAAGTCGACCGCGGCGTCCTCCACCACGGTCGAGTGGTTCACCACGGTGAACGGGATCGTGCCCGCGGCCGCCGTGGCGGCGAGCTCGGCGGGCATACGGTCGGCGTCGTCACTCGTCGTCGTCATGGTCTTCTTCCTCCCTCGGCGCCACCGGTGCGATGAGCGCCTTGTCGTTGTGGGTGATGCGAACCTGGGGCTCGGCCAGGAGGCGTACGGCCTCGTAGGCGAACCCCAGGGCGAGGCGTGCGACCTCGGGCGTCAGGGTCCCGAGGTCGACGCTGAACGGCGTGGTGAGGCTCTCGATGTCGACCGTCACCACGATGCTGCGCGTGGCCACCACGGAGGCGGCCGTGTAGAGCGCGTCGTCGAACAGCTTCTCGTCGGACATGGCTACAGCCAGACGACGTGCTCGGACGTGACTCGGCCCTTCTCGGGGTCCACGAAGTGGAGCCGCTGGCTCGGCTGGCCGGTGGCGGCCACGAACTCGCGGGCGTACTCGTTGTGCGACTCGGGCGAGCCCGTGACGAACACGCGGCCGCCGTTGGCCATGCTCAGCGTCATCACCTGGTGGTAGTGGCCGAGGTAGGCGTCGGTGAACGGCTCGACCACGCCGGTGGCCCAGGCGTTGACCTTGCGCATGATGCCGAAGGCGGGCACGTTGCCGCCGAACGACTTCACCTCATCGCCGTGCACGAGCAGGGCCCGGTAGTTCCCCACCGTCACCATCGAGTACCACGAGGTGCTCGGGTGCCACGTGACGCGTGCGTCGTCGGCGAAGCGCTCGGCCGCGATGCGGTACGCCATGCGGTCGAGGTTGTCGCCCGCGGGCAGCTCGCCGCGCCGGCCGATGCGGCCGTGGTTGCCGTACTCCTCGAACACGGTGACCGTCTCGAACTCGGTGAGCAGACGGCGCACGAAGTCCTCGATGAGGCGGGCGCACATGAACACCTGATCGAACAGCGTGGCCGACACCTCGAACGCCTGGCTCGGGAAGATCGTGACGCCTTCGATCATGTCGCCGCCGAGCATGACGGTGACGTCGCGCACCGGCCGGGCCGCCCGCTGGATCGCGGTGAGCTCGCCGACCTTGTCGGCGAAGTCCATGATCCGCGCCGAGCACACGTCCGGCGAGTAGCCCTCGCTCCGCTTGCCGAGCTGCCAGTCCGTCGTGTGCACGAGCGCGACCTCGCCGCGCCCCTGCCGCCGGTCCCGCTTCGCGGCCCGCACCGCCGACGGCTTCCCGTACGCCATGGCGGCGTCACGGGCGGCCGTGTAGACGGCGGCCACGAGTTCCTCGGAGCGGGCCCTCGCCTTCGCCTCGGCGCGCATCGAGTTGTTCAGCGCACGCCGAAGCTCGGCGATCTCCTCCTCGTAGCGTGCGGCGTCAGTGAGCGACATACCGACGCCGCCAGTTCGCTACCGCGCCTTCGGACACCTTGTCGCCGAAGGCCCGCTCGATCACCTTCGTGATCGTCGTCGCCGAGTAGGTGCGGTCTTCGAGAAGGCCGCGCAGCTCGTTCGACTTCGCCTTGTCGAGCCGGGCGAGGATGCTGTCGACGTACAACGTCGTGCCACCCTTCTGCCCGACTCGGAGTTCCTCGGCCAGCGCCTTGAGTGCCGTTCCCGCCTTGGCCATCACTGTCCCTTCGTGTCGTTGTGATGTGTGGCGATGTGGCTCGCCAGCACGGTCTTCACTTCCTTCACGTCGTCGTGCACGAACTGCACGAGCTGCAGGATCGACGGGTCGCCCTTGGGCACCCCGTTCACCGCCTTGTTCGCCTTGCGCGAGTTCCACGCCGCGATGATCGAAGCGACGGCCGTGCCGATCGCTCCGATCACCGTGCCAACGCCCGCCGCGCTTGCCGCCAGGATCACAGGGTCCGCCTCTCAGGGAGTGAGCCGCACGAGCTTCGGCGACTCGGTGGGTGTGAGGGTGATGGACGACCCCGCGGTGCGAGCACCGAGCGACGTCCACACGCCGGTGGAGAAGTCGTACGTCTCCACGTTGGTGAAGCTCCGGTCGAACGTCACGGCCGAGGCCGAGCCCGTCGTGAGCTTCGTGGCGCTCTGGTTGTTCTGGAACTGCCCGACGGTGCCGAGGGCGTACGCCGTGGCGTTGCCGACGACTCCGGGGTTCAGCCCCGTGGGCGTGTCGAACTGGAACGTGAGCACGCCGGTGCTCCCGTTGGCCACGACCTCGGCCTTCAGCCAGTAGGCGTAGAGGTACTGCCCGTTCGAGCGCTTGTGGAGCGTCTCGGCGAGCGTGGCGTCCCTCGTGGCCCACGACACGGTCAGCGGATCGAGCGAGTACGACGTGGCCGCACCACGCTCGCCGTAGATCGAGAACAGGGCCTTGATCCACTGCGCGGGGACCTTGTAGTCGCCGCCGTCCTCGGGCATACGGATCAGGCCAGCACGACCGAAGTACCCGCGCCCGGCGTAGCCCTGGCCGACCGTCGGCCCGCACGTCTGCGCTTCCTCATCGAGCCCGTACTGCTCCGAGGCCATCCACCCGAGCACCCGACGGAACCCGATGGCGCCGTGGGCGTAGAGGAACGTGCGCACCCACAACTTCGCCGCGTCCGTCTCGGACATCGCCGACTTGCCGTCCGCCGGCCCGCACCGCCACGCCGTCATCTCCGTGACGTAGCCCGGGCCGTACGCGGCCTGCCAGCCGTTGTGCACGTCGAGCGCCGCGAGCGTGTCGGCCGAGTTGCGCTTCCAGTCGCGCGCCGAGTCCCACGACGTCTCGTGCGCGTACGCCGGCAAGCGGTAGTCGTGCACGTTCTGGTAGATCGCCCGCTTCGTCAGCACGGCCCGCTGCGCCGCCGTCCAGCCCTGCGTGTGCGTCGGCGTGCTCGACCCCACGAGGTCGACGTTCTGGTTCCACCCGGGCACCGACTCGATGAGGTCGTTCGCCCACGCGGTCGTCGTGGCCACCTGGTAGCTCCACGTGCTCTGCCAGAACCCGTTGTTGAAGTCGAGCGAGGCCTGCGTGGTCGCCGAGGGCGGCGCGTTCCCGGCCGAGGCCGTGTGCGCCGTGAGGCAGATGAAGGCGTAGCCGCCGTTCGTGGCGAGCTGGCCGGGCGTGTACGAGGCGCCGTTCGTCCACGTGAACGCGGGGTTCAGCGTGGGATCGAAGATGCCGTTGTACGTCGGGAGCGGCGGCTCGTTCACCGCCTCGATCCACGCGGGCTTCGGGAACCGACCCGTCTTCAGGAAGTCGTAGTCGGCGCGGCACCACATCGTGTAGCCCGGCTTGATGCCGAGGTCGTTCAGCTTGTTCATCGCCCGGACCGCGGCGTCGATGCCGAGGTCGTACTGGATCGGCCAGCCGAACCGCGAGTACGACGGGTTGTAGGGGAAGTTGAACCCGAGACACTGCCGCGCGTAGCGGAAGCCGATGTCGGCCAGCTTCGGGTAGAGCACGTCGGGCCCGTTGTTGCGCTGGGGCCTCGTCGAGTCGGGCCGATCGAACGAGCCCGTCTCCGAAGGCATACCCCAGCACACGTTGATGCCGCACGTCTCCACGAGGTCGTCGGCACGCTTCGGGACGAGGGCGAAGCCCCCCGTCGCCGGAGCGACGCGGGGCTTCGTGAAGGCGGGACCTCGGCGACTCACAGGGGGCTCGCCGCGGTGAAGACGTTGACGGGCAGACCGGCGCGGGCCGCGAAGTAGCGCTCGATCGCCACGCCCGCCGAGAGGGGCGTCGAGAAGTCGAGCAGGGTCGGGCACCAGAACAGCCCGAGCACGTCCTGCGGGTTGTCCACCCACGTGGCCGCCGGGTCGCTGCCGAGCGTGATCGTGTCGGCCGTGGCCGACATCTGCGGGTCGAACTGCGCGCCGTTCGTGCGGGTGCAGGCGGCGCCGTTCATGCGGATCGTGCAGTTCACGCCGAACGTCGTGTTCGACGCGGCGTTCGTGCCGTTCCACAGGATCGACCACACGGTGGGCGTGTTCGCGGCCTCCTGCATCGGCGCCGTCAGCGAGGCGCTCGACGCGTAGTTCGTGAAGCCCGAGGCGCTCGACGTGGCGAAGGTGCCCGGCGTGGCCGTGCGGCCGATCGACAGGCGGGCCGCCGCGGTGGCCGTCAGCGAGAGCGCTGCGCCGTTGTTCGTCTGCGCGTTGGGCTCGACGCACACGATGAGCGTGAACGGGCTCGTGGCACCGAAGGCGCCCGCCGCCCACGCCGCCTTGTGCGCCGCCGTGCGGAGGTTCACCGAGCCGCGCGGGAGCACGTTCGGGTTGAACTTCGAGGCCGTGAAGCCGGTCGACGTGTGCGGGTACTTCAGCGTCGCCGACGCGCCCGTCACCGTGCCGGTCACGCCGGCCCGGGAGATGAGCGTCGCACCGGCGGCCACCGAGCCGGCGTTCGCGATGGCGCTCGGCGGGAGGCCGAGAAGCGCTGCCTCGAACACGATGCGGCTCGCACCGAACGGCACCGCGGTCGGGTCGACGCCGGGCTGCAGACCGAGCGGGTTCGCCGTGGACGAGTTCGACTCGACGAGCCAGTTCGTGCCGTCGTAGCTCAGCGTGAAGCGGTCGTAGCCGGTCAGCGGCGGGATCACGCCGCCGGGGAAGATCGTGCCGGTCGGCCACGTGATGTACGCGGGCGGCGTGCTCAGCACGAGCAGGTCGATGCGGGAGCCCGCGGTCGCACCGGTGAAGCTCGGCACGCCGGTGCCGCTGATCGTCACGCGCTGCAGCGGGACGGTGGCGTCGATCGAGAAGGCGCCGGTCTTCGTGCCGAGGTTCGTCTCGGCGCCGAAGCCGGAGCCCGCCAGAGCGAGCAGGCCCCACTTCGTGGCGTCGGTGCCCGGGGTGACGTTCGTGCTCGACGTGAGCGCGATGTACGACGAGCCCGAGAACGACACGATCTGGTTCTGCAGGTACGTCGTCACCGACGACCAGGCGCCCATGTAGTTCGTGGCCACGAGCCCGAGCGTCGCCGTGCTCACCACCGACGAGAGGTCGATGTTGGCGTTGCCGGGGATCACGTAGGTCTGCGGGTTCGGGCCGATCACCTCGGTGATCTGATAGCCGACGGAGTTGTTCGGCAGGGTCACGCCGGAGACGCCGTTGAGGCGGCCCGCGGCGTCGAGCGCGATCGTCACCGGGTCCCCGAGCGAGATGATGCCGCCCGAGCCGTCGGTGGCGCGCTGAAGCGCCTGGATCATGACGGAGCCGGTGTTCACCGTTCCGTCGACGTTCACATACTTGGCAGTGACGGTGATGGCCATGGGCGCCTCCTAGACGCGTTGGAGTTGGTTGATGACGGTGGACATGCGCGTTTCGAGGCCGAGCACCTTCGGCTGGCGCGAGCGCACACGGGCGAGCTCGATCGTCGTGCGGTAGTCGTTGCCCGGCTTCAAGAGCGCCGTGGCGCCCTGCACGACCGCCGACTGCACGTCGCCGTCGATCTCCACCGTGATGAGGTCGCCGAGCGTGAAGGCGCCGAACGTGCCCGTCTGGATACCCGAGAAGAACGGCCACGCCGCACCGGCGTTCGCCGGCCGCTCGCTCACGTCGACCGTCCACCCGTAGCGGGCGTCGACCGTGGCCGTCGTGGCCAGCCGCGCCGTGAGCGCGGCCTGCAGGTCGCCGACCGTCGTGAGGTCCTGCCGATCGAGGAACTTCTCGAAGCGGAGCCACTGTGAGGTCGACGCCGAGTAGGCGTTCGCCAGGCCGTCGGAGGCCACGATCACGCGGGCCGAGCCCGAGCCGGAGCCACCGCCGTAGTCGTTGTTCTCGTCGCCGAGGTTCAGCTCCGAGTCGTAGCCGCGGAGCGTCTGGTTCTTCACCGAGAGCCGCTGCACGCGGTCGGTCACCGCCGACGACGTCTCGGTGCGATCGCGGCCCGTGCCGATCGTGAAGCCCATCGAGGAGAGGAAGCCCAGGACGCGCACCGGCCGAGTCGCCGTCGTGTCCATGGCGATCACCTCGCGGACGTAGGCCAGGAGGTTCTGCCAGCGAGCTCGGGCCGTCACCGACGCGCCCGAGCCATCGCTCGACGTGCTCAGGATCGAGGCGCGCTGCGTGGGCGCCACGCCGCTCGTCATGTTGCGGTCGATGAGCGACTTCACCACCGTCGCCACCGGGTTCGGACCGATGACGTCGTAGGCGTTCGTGGCGTACGGCGGCGCGTACGTGAGCGGCTGAGGATGGGCGAGCCGGCGGGCGATGAGCGTCTCGACGCTCTCGTAGTGCAGCGCCACGCCATTCTTGATGCCGTCCGGCGTGGCGATGTATTTGTGCGACACCTTCGTGAGGATGCCGTTCCACCACCCGATGCCGTCACGCGTGACGATGATGCCGTTCCCGAGCGTGATCGCATCGAGGAACCACGGCTGGCTCGACACGGGCAGCTCGATGTCGGCGGTGCCGACGTTGTTGAGCTGCCACACGAGCTGCGCCGAGGTCCACCCGTCCATGAAGCCGAGGCTCGTCGAGCCGGACGAGTTGAGCTTCTGCATGTCCACTCGGTACACCGCGCTAGACATGGAGCCACTTCCTCGTCCACGAGACGACGCACGTAGAGCCGACCGCCATCGGCGCGCCGCCGGTGTTCACGACGATGCCGGTGTTGTTGCCGACCACGAGCTGGTTGCACGCACGGAAGTCCATGTTCTGCCAGCCCGAGTCGCCGAGGTTCGACACGGCGTCGCGTGACGTCGGGTCGGTGTCGATGGTGAACGACGTCGGCGTATTGAACGCCGGCCACGTGTTCGTGGTGAAGCCGAGGTTCCCACCGGCGATCGTGATGACGCCCGACTTGCCGGGCAGGCCGTTGGCCACCGCGTTCGTGAACGTGATCTTCGGCCACACCGGGGCGTCGCCGTTGTTGTTGATCGTCACTGCGGTCACCGGCGACCAGAACGGGCCGGCGACCATCGTCCACGTGACCGTCTGCGGCGTGGCGTCCTGCCAGTAGGGGTCGGGACAGTCGAACACGAGGGTGCCCTCGTAGTAGCCCGAGGACTCCTCGATGCCTTCGAGCCCGCCCGAGTAGATCGCCGGGATCACTCGCGTGTCGCCGAGCACGGTGAGCACGCTGAGCTTGCCCATGCCGTTCAGCGGGTTGAGCCAGCCCGCCCACTGACGGATCGTCGTGCGCGCCGTCACCTCGTCGCCGACGATGACGAACGGCACGGTGATCCGTCGAGCGAGGAACTCGGACCGGATCAGGCGCGAGCCGCCACCGGCGATCGGGTCGAGCTGGTTGCGGACCTGAGGCATCCCTCGGCCCGTCACGCCAGCGATGTTGGGGTCAGGGAACGTGTGCGACGACCCGAAGGCGTCGATCCACGTCATCTGCTCTGTCGTCATGCCACCGCTCCCGCAAGCGCTTCGCCGGCCCGGAGGGCCCGCATGATGTCCTGGGCATCGAGGTCCGCCTGAGCGCGGCCCGCGACGTACACGTTCGTGGTCTTCGAGGTCCCGCCCTGGCCCGCGCCGCCGCCGAGCTTGCGCATCACGTCGTCGCGGTACTCGCTCGGGAGCACGCCGTGCTGGTACACGGCGGCGCCCTTCGGGAGCTGCACGAGTTCGGGTCCGCGCTCGCCGACCCACGCCCACTGGCTCGTGGGGTTGTCCGGCGTGCCGTTGGCGAAGCCGAAGGCTCCGGCGATGCCGGACACGATGCCGCTACCGATGTCGAGCGGGAGCGAGCCGAGGTTCTCGATGAGAGACGCCCACGTGTCCGGGTTCGATGCGATGTCGGTGACGGCGGCGATCGCGGCCTTGGCGATCTCCTTCATCATCGAGGAGACGATCTTCGGAATGTTCGTCACGAGCCACGGCCGGACCGTCGTGTTGTAGAACGACGCGACGCCGTTGAACATCACCTGCAGCACGGCGTCGATGCCACCGGCGTTGTAGGCGGTGAGGATCGTGTCCACGATCTTGCCCACCCAATCGCCGAACTTGTCGAGGTCGGCCTGGTGGTCCGTGAGCCAGTTCGTGATGCCGTTGAACACCCGCGTGGCGATGGGTTCGAGCTTCGTTTCCAGTAGGTGAATGAAGTTCGTCCACTTCGTGTGCCAGTCGTCGGTGTCCTTCCCCGCGCTCCCGATCGCGCCGCCCGCGCTCTCGAAGTCCGACTGCAGGTTGTTCAGGTCGACCTTGCCCGACTTGATCGCCTCGGCCAGCTTCGGGCCGGCGTCACGGCCGAAGATGCGGGCCGCCTCGGCGGCGGCCAGCGTCGGGTCGGACGTGTTCGAGATGAGGTCGAAGATCGCCTGCACCTTGTCGAGCGCCGTGGCGCTCTCGGGCAGCTTCGAGAGCGCATCGCGGATGGCGTCCTGCGCCGTCACGATGTCCGTCGTGTCCTTCAGCTTCGCCTCGGCCGCCGTCACCCGATCCTGCGCGCTCGCGACGTTGTCGGCCGCGATGGTGAGCTTGTCCTGAGCGTCCCGAAGGAGGTTCTGCCCCGACAGGTCGTCGCCGAGCTTGTCACGGGCGCGCTGGCGTGCATCCTCCACGCGCTGCGCGGCGTCGGCCTGACGACGCTGGGCGTCCTGCAGGTCCCGCTGAGCCTTGGCCACGGCGTCGGCCTGCTCCTGGCCCGCACCGTTCGCCTTCGCCTCGGCCTCGGCCAGCGCCAGCGTCGCCTCGCGGGCGTGCATCTTGGCGTCGTTGAGGCGTTGCTGGGCGTCCGCGATGCGGCCCGGGTCGCCGTACTGCAGCTCGTCGCGCAGCGCCCGCTCGGCGTCCGTCTGCTCGTTGGCCGAGCGGGCGGCGTCGTTGCGGGCCTTCTCCAAGGCGACCTGCGCCTTGAGCTGATCGAGCTCGCTCGGGCCCCTGCGTGCCTCCGCGAGCTTCTCCTCGGCGTCGAGCACCGACTGGTTCGCATCGGCCTGCGCCTGGATCGCATCGGCGATCGAGCGCTGGGCGTCGGCCTGCTCGCGAGCGATGCCGCCCGACTGCAGCCGCGTGAGTTCCTCCTGCGCCAGCCGGTACGAGCGGTTCGCTCGCACCACGGCCGTCGTCGCCGACTCGACCTCGCGCAGCGCCGAGGCCTGATCCTTCTCGGCCTGCTCGGCGTCCTTCACCGCGGCCACGCCTTCGGTGCCGATCGAGCGCAGCGTCTTCGTGAGGCCGTTCAGGATCGCGTCGGCGTCGAGCCCGTTCTTCGCGAAGGACGCGGTGAGCCCCACGACCTGCTCCAAGGTGAGGCCGAGAAGCTGCAGCGGGCCGCCGGAGCGCGCCGCCGACTGGGCGAGCTCGGCGACGCTGATCCCGGTCTTCTGGTAGGCCACGAACAGCTCATCGAGGACCCGCGCCTGATCGTCAGCCGCGACGTTGAACTGGTTGAACAGCCCCGCGACGGCCTTGATGTTCGCCGACACGTCGGTGCCCGTGAGTCGGCTCAGGTTGAGGAACTGCACGGCCACGGCGTCGAGCTGGGGCCCCGTCAGACCGAGGCGCTGCACAAGCTCGCCGACCGCCGTGGAGGCGTCCTTCAGCGAGACAGGCAGCTCGCCGAACAGCGTCTTCGCCTCGTCGGTGAAGGCCTTCAGCTCCGCGCCGGTCGCCCCCGTCTCGACGCGGATGATCTTCATGCTCTCGTGGAACTGGCCACCGAGGTTGAGGAACGCCTCGATGCCGCCGCCGATCGCCGCGCCGATGGCGAGCCCGATCGGGCCGCCGAGCGCCAGGCCGATCAGTTCGAGGCCCTGCCCGAAGAACTGCACGGGGTCGGAGGCGAACGAGCCGAGCGCGCTCCGCGCCCGGTCGATGAACTGCGTGGCGAAGTAGGCGCCGGCGAGCGCACCACCGGTGCCCGCGTTGAGCAGGCCGCCCTGTGCGAACATCTGCCCGAACGACGCACCGGCGTGGCCGCCGGAGATGGTGAACTTCTCCTCCACCTCCTTCGTCGACATCTTGTCCGTGGCGCCCTTGACGCCCGCGGCGAGCCTCTGCTCGAAGTCGGCGGTGATCTCCGGCGTGATGGCGACCGACGCCGCGCCCACGTTGACGGTCTTCGCCATTACCACGCCTCCATGATCGAGATGGCCTCAGCCAGCGGTGTCGCCTTCGGCTTCGGTGGCGTGTAGGACGGCATCGAGACGCGAGGCATGTGCAGCGGCGGCGGGAGGTCGCCACCCTTCACGCCGTGGGCGGCCAAGGTGACGCGGATGAGTTCGTGCACCGTCTCCACCACCGCCGCGGTGATGTCGACGTTCAGCGCCGAGAGCCCCTCGGCCACCGACATGCCGTCGGGGCCGAGGGACCGCACGTACGCGCTGTCGGGCGGAAGGTTCCGCACGAGCACGAGTAGCCGCCGCGTGCTCAGCTCTGTGAGGGCGGTGGCAAGGTCGACGCCGTAGAACCGAGCGAGGTCGGCCTCGATGGCGCCGGCGTGGAGGGCGAGGGCGTCATCGAGGCCCCGGATTCCCCCGGGGTGATGCCGTACTCCTGGCAGAGCGCCTCGAACAGAGCCATGAACTCGGAGGCCGACGGGGCCGTGGCGCGGAACGCCGCGTAGCCCGCTGGTCCGAGCATGTTCTCCATCGCGAGCGCCGCCTCCGCGGGCTTCGTGAACATGACGAGCATCTCGAACGGCACCGACGCGGGGAAGGTGAGCTCGGCGCCCTTGAAGATGAAGACGATGGGCTCGCCGGCGGCTTCCTGAAGCGCCGCCAGCTTGCCCGAGATGTCGATGACCCGCCCCATGGTTCAGGACCTCACTTCGTCGCGTAAATCTGCCAGACCGGCCCGGTCGTGGGCAGGAGGGCCGACAGGGTGATCTTGAGCGAGGTGATCTCCTCGCGCTGCACGTTGAAGTCGCCGAGGGCCGTCACGAGCGTGCGGTAGGCGATCAGGCGCATCACCTTCGTGCCGTCGGAGATGTCGAGCACGGCGCCGCGCTCGTCCACCGACGAGCCCGTGGGCGGCGTGTACGAGTAGGCCGCGCCGGTGCCCGGGGTCCACGTGCCGCCGCCCATCGCGAGCACGAAGGGCGTCTGGCTCATGGCTTCCTCCATCTCGACCTCGATGTCGAGCGTGCGCTGCGTGATCGCCGTGCGCACGGGGTAGCCACCGGACTGCCACGCCTTCCAGTTCTTCGCCGAGAGGCCCGGCTTGATGGTGACGCCGTTCTCCTTGATGAGGCCGACGTCCTTGAAGGCGACGGAGAGGGCCGACGTGTAGTCGGTCGGGAACGTGGGCGGGGTCGGGCTCAACGTGGCCACCGACAACGTGCCGGTGCCCGCGAGGAGGATGCTGGTTGCGTCGGTCGCCATGAAGGCTCTCCTGTGGGTGTGAGGCCGTGCGCGGGCGCGCTATGGCCGGTGGGGTGCTGAGAGGGTCCCTGGCCCGAGGGGCGGGTCACTCGGGCCAGGTGATGCGGCGCCTGAGGGAGGGATCAGGCGCCGACGAAGTAGTAGACGTTGATGCGCACGAGCACCGCGGCGCCCGCTGCAGGCGCCACGACGGTCGTGGCGGTGTTCGCCGCGCTCGACTTCAGCGGGGCCGGGAAGAAGGCCTGCACGTCCCACTGCGTGCCGCCGACGGCCATGGCGTTGCCCACGGACCACGCGAGCGTGCCGGGGAGGTTCGTGGTCGTGTACGTCAGCGTCGCCGAGCCGGCGAGCGCCGCCGTGGCGTTGCGCACGATCTCGATGCCGGTGATGTAGTGGAACAGGCCCGCACCCGCGGCCGGGAGCGTGGCGGTCACCGCCGTGTTCGCCGTCGAGAGCGTCGACACGACGAGCTGGGAGGGCTGGGGCATCGGCGCGATCTGCGCCTGTGAGCCCGAGCTCGCCCGCATGGCCACCGCGATGTTGCCTGAGGTGAACGCGGAGATGCGCACTCGCACGCGGCGGTAGCCCGCCACGCCGGCGATGTAGGTCTTCGCGAGGGTCGTGGTGACGGCCACCGAGGTGACGACCGCGTTCGTCGCCTGGTCGATGACCGGGATGACGAAGTAGTTCGTGCCGTCGACCGTGGCCTCGAACGTGGCGGTGAGGTTGCCCGCGCCCGTGCGGAGGTCGAACGCCATCGTGGCGTGGCCGTTGAGGTCGACGTCGGCCTCGGCGTTCAGTGCGCCGAGCGTCGCCGCGGCCGCACGGCCGTCGGTGACGGTGAAGCCGGTGATGGCGTCGAGTGCGCCGAGGAACTCGTTACCGCGCGGGTCGAGAAGGGTAGCCATCGATCATCCGATCATGTAGTTGATGCGGTAGGCGCCCTGCACCACCGCGAAGGGGTCCTCGGAGGTGACGTTCAGCGTGAACGAGCCGGTGCCGGGCACGGCGAAGAAGCTCACGTCGTCGAGTTCGGGGTCGTTCTGATCGGCGTTCGTCACCGGACCCCAGGTGACGAACACGACGGACGCCGGCGTGCACGAGGCGGCCGTGACGGTGCCCGAGGCGCGCGAGCGCGAGCCGCCCACCGACGTCACCGTCACCACCGCCGTGCCGGTCTGCACGCCGGTGGCCACGCTGATCTCCGCGAGGCCACCGTTGCCGTCGTGCTGCAGTACCTTCGGCACGTCAGGCCAGCGTGATCGGAAGCTCGATCTGGCAGTTCACCGTCGTCGCCGACGTGGCGAAGCCGACGACCTGCACGACCTGGCCAGCGGTGGCCGGAGCGGTCGACGTCGTCTTCCCGGGCGTCGTGGCCGACAGGAACACCTTGCCCGCCGTCTGACCGGTCACCTGCGTGTTCGTGCCCTCGAAGAACACCGTGGCGGTGGCGGCGGCGCCGAAGGCGGCCAGCACGAAGCCCATGGCCTCCTTACCGGCCACCGAGGCGTCGGCCTTGCGCACGTTCGGCGTGCCCGCGTTGTTGAACACGTTGACGAAGTCGCCCGCGGCGAGCGCCTCGGACGTGGTGATGGCCGCCGTGTCGGCGCCGATGCCGGTCGGCATCATCGAGGTGTCGATGCGGCCCGTGGCGTCGAGCGCCACGATCTTGCCCGCGTCACCCGCGCCTGCCGACACCTGGTTCGCGGCCACCTCGGTGAGCGTGCCCGCCGAGTTGGCGATGTACTTGTTGCCTGCCATGGAGGACTCCTAGACGAGAGTGATCGGGGGTTGCGGGTCCACCCACATCGAGGTGGCGGTGATGGCGTTGCCCATCACCTTCAGGAAGCTCGGCGCGCTCGGCGCCGTCTGGCTCAGCACGCCGGCCGCCGTGGCGTAGATGAGCGCCCCGGGCGTCCACGCCCACGAGGGCTCCGTCACGAGGCCGTAGCGCACGACGGTGAGCGTCGTGGTGGCCAGGGCCGCGCTCGTGCTCAAGGCCGCGAACAGTGGGCGGTGAGCGGCGTTCGTCGGATCGAAGTAGATGACCTGCCCGGCCGAGTTCAGCGTGACCGCACGGTGGCCGGAGATGTCCACGGCCGCCACGTACGGCGTGTCGCTCGACGTCGTGCCAGCGCCGCCACCGCCTTGCGGCGGGGCCACCGCGCCCGAGCTCGCCGTCGCGTGGTAGACGACGTCGTACACGGCGGTGAAGCGGGGCGCGGGACGCTCGTGCGACTCGTCCGGCTCCCAGTACGGCGCCACGAGCGTCTTCACGCTCGTGACCACCGCGTCCTGAAGCTGGAACCCTGCGCAGCGCTCGATCGCGAGCTTCACGGCCCGGGCGAGGTTCGAGGTGTTCTGCCGGTCCGCCGAGTAGCACCACACGGTGACGGCGGCCCGCTCGGCGAAGCCAGCCCTGATCTCCTCGCTCGGGCCCTTCGTGATGACCACCTGCGGCCGCTTGAGAGGCGCGTGCAGCTCGGCGGCGACCTTGATGCCCGAGTAGGCCAGAACGCCCGGATCGGCCGCCACGGCGGCGATGAGCACCTTCTCGATGTCGGGGAGCATCATGAGGCTCTGCGCTGCAGGCATTGGCTACTCCTCCGTCGTGATCGTGGGCCCCGGTGCCACCGAGCCCTGTATGCCGTTCTCCATGAGCGCCCGCTTCAGCACGTGCATGGCGGGCATCCGGCCGCGGTAGGCGCCCGTCTTCGTGAAGCGGTCCTTCGAGCCGAACTCCACGAGCCACGAGTGCGGCGCGCCAGCGCGCACGCGCCCGATCGGGCGGCCGTTGCGGCCCTTGCGCACCGTCATCTTGATGCGGGCCTTGTACGTGCCGCCCTTGATCGGCACGAGCGGATAGGCGCCCTTCCGACGCCGCCGCTCCCGCCGGTCCGGGCCCACCGGTGCGTTCTGCACCGCCGAGTCGTAGACCGCCTTCGTGGCCTTCGAGATGTAGGCGCTCATCGAGGAGAAGTTCGCCGGGTCCGAGTAGATCGCCCGCTCGAAGTCCCGCACGATGCGGAACGAGGTCATCCGGGCGGGCATGTCACGACGTCCGCTGCAGGTCGACCTCGATGTGGTGCACGACGCCGCCGACCGCGCGCCGCCATTCGAGCGGCTCGCCGACGACCTCCCACGTGCGGCCCTTGTCGTCCACCACGCGGTCCTGCGCGTGGATCGCGACCGTCGGCAGGAAGAAGGCCTTCACCTCGGCGCGTGAGACGTCCGTGGTGAGCGAGTCGTTCTCGTCGGTCGACTTCGCGTTGATGTAGGTGAGCGCCGCCGTGCTGGCCACCACCGACCACACGTCGTTGCCGTAGGCGTCGGCGCCGGTGACCGCCATCGTCTGCACGGTCACCGGCGTCTTCAGGAGGCGCGCGAGGCTCATCGGAACATCGGCTCCCGGTAGGGCTTCAGCACGCCGCACTCGTCCGAGGTCAGCTTCAGGCCCGAGGGCGCCTCGGCGTTGTATTGCACCTCGTACGAGCCGATGCGTTCGAGGGCGACGCCGGCGTCCGAGCCGACCGCCATGTCACGCTTCGCCGCTGAGAGCACGACGTTGCGGACGTCGGCCGGTATCTCGGCGAAGCCGCCGGTGTACGTGACGCGCACGGCGCGGAACCCCGCGGGCCACAGGCCACCGGTGCGCACGAGCTCGCCGACGGCGGACCAGTCCCAGTCGGTGATCGTGGTCCATGTGTCGGGCTGCACTCCGATCGTGCGCACCTCCACGAGCGACACGGCGGCCACCGGGAAGTTGTTCAGGAACAGCGAGACGAGGTTCGGGTCCGCCGCGCCCTGCTCGGTGTAGAGGCCGCTCGACATCACGTACGCGCTCAGCGAGCGCGTGGGCCGCGTGTCGTAGACCTCGGTGAGCGTCTGCAGGGCGATGTCACGGCCGATCTCGGCGATGACGAGGGCGGTGGCCGCGGCCAGCGAGGCGTTCGCCTGGGCGACGTCGAGCGAGCCCGAGGCCACCTTCATGCTGGCCTCCAAGGCGGCCACCGTTGCGTAGATGGCCGTCATGGGGATCAGGCCTTACGGCGGCGGGCCGCGGCGGCGCGGGCGGCCTCGATGTCCACGCCGGTGTCGTTGGCCAGCTTCGCGGCCTCGTCCTCGGCGGCCTGCACGGCGGCGCCGTCGGCGGCCTTGGCGGCGTTGGCCAACTGCTCCGCGGCGTACGCGTCGGCGTTGGCGAGCTCGGCGGCGGCGCGGGCTTCGAGGTCAGCCTGGCGCTCGGCCTCGGCGCGCTCGATGGCCTCGGCATCGGCCGCGAGCTGGGCGGCCCGCACCTCGGCCTCGGCGTCCGCCTGCACCTTCGCGGCCTGGGCGGCCTCGGAGGCGCGCACGGCGGCCTCCACGACGGCCGCGGCGTGCAGCTCGGCGCGCTCGGCGTGGAACTCCTCGTGGGCGGCGATCTCCTCGTCGGCGGCCGCCTCGGCGTAGCCGTTGGCGATCAGGTCGGCGGCCTCGTGCTCGGGCACCTCGATGAGGCCGCCCACGAGAGGCCACTCGACGCCGTTGCGGTAGCCGGAGATGTAGCGAGTCATCTTCACGTGCATGATGGGGGTTCCTCCCGGTAGGGCTCGATAGCTCACGGGGTCACGCCGAGCCCGAAGGCCCGGCGTGCCGCGGTCAGCGATCAGGTCGCCGAGTTGACGTACAGCTTGAAGGCCGACGAGTCCTGCACCTTGCCGTCGAACCGGCCGAAGCCGAAGAAGGCGACCTGCAGGAGTTCGGCGAAGCGCTCGTCGAGGCGCTTCATCTGCAGGCCGGCGGCCTGCCGCACGACGTACCCGGTGTTCAGGTCGCCGTAGGCGATCGACTTGGCGTTGGCCGCCATCGTCGCCATGAAGTTGTTGATGCGCACCGGAGCGCCGAGCAGGGTGCTCGGGACGCCGGTGGTCAGCGAGGGCTCCCACAGGGGGTGACCCTGCGTGTCCTTCAGCTTGCGCACGACGGCCAGCGAGAGGTCGTGCATGTACCACTTCGCGTTGGCGTTGCGGTACGCCACGTCCACCGAGTGCTGCAGGTCCACGAGGTCGTCGTAGATCACCGTGGTGGTCTGGCCGACGAGGCCGGTCTTGCCGGTGGTGGCGCCGGTGATGAAGCCCTGCGGCTGGCCGGTGCCGGTGCCCGTGGTGAGGTGGGTGTTCAGGATGCGGCCGAAGCGCTGGCCCATCTTCTTCGCCAGCCACGACTCCATGTCGATGCCGGAGTCCTGCAGGAGGGCGAGCGAGGCCTTGATGCCCTTCGTCGAGTAGATGAAGGCGCTCAGCGAGGTCTGCGCGAAGGTCACGTCCTGGAACGTGATCGTCGTGTTCTCACCGATGATCTCGCCGATGTTGGCGGTGTCGTCGTTGGTCGGCCAGGGGAGCAGGTTGCCCGTCTCCGTGGTGATGAACTCGGCGTCCTCGTAGACGACCGCGTACCACTTCAGCGTCTCCACGACGCGGGCCCAGAAGCCCTGCGGGACCGTGAAGCCACCGGCGGTCGTGGTGCCGGCGGACAGGTCACGGAACTGGGCCTCCATGAGCTGACGCTGCTCGGCGGTGATGCCCATGAGGCCGCGCCGGAGGTAGGCGTTGAAGGCGTCGCGGTACTCGTCCACGCCCTGGCCGGGCTTGCCGCGCTCACCGTTGGCGGGGTCGACGACCGAGGTCTGCTCGTCGATCTTGCGGAAGGCCTTGTCGAGACCCGAGTGGCGCTCGGCGCGCTCGATGTCCTTCGTGAGCGAGTCGATGTCGGCCATCGCCCGGTCCCAGGACGCCTTGTCCTCGGCCGTGAGGTCGGTCCGCTCGTTGTACTGCTGCGCCAGCGCCCACGCGGCGGCGCGCTTGTTGTAGAGGTCCTGCAGGGACATAGGTCATGCCTCCGGGGTCGTGGCCGCCATGTCGGCGGCGATCATGTGGAAACGGACACGCCGGAAGCGGTCCGCCAGTGCCGACGTGTCCAAGTCGTCGGACGCGTCGGCGGCGTCCGGCTCCATCGGCGGCTCGGGGTCATCCGAGCGTGCCGAGTTCTCCATGGCGGCGTCCGTGTCCTCGTAGGCCGGGTACGTCACCACGCTCTGGTCGTAGAGCGCCTCCATGCGCGTGTGGCGGTAGATGCGCTTGCCGTCGTCGGCCTCACGCACCTCGTAGTCGCCGATGTCGAACGCGAAGGACATCTGAGAGAAGTCGCCGCGGTCGATCATCACCGCCGTGTCGCGCCCGAGCTGCGTGTCGGGCATGTCGGCGTCGCACACGAGGCCCTCGTCGTCCACGCTCTGGCGCATCGTCCCGCTCAGCGTGCGAGCGAGCAGGAGGTCCGGGTTGTGGTTCACGAGGAAGCGCGTGTCGTTGCGGAGCACGCCGTCGAACGCCGTCGGGGCGATCTCCTCGTAGAAGCCCCAGTCGCGGTAGCCGATGAACGTGCGCGAGTCGAACACCGCGCCGTGGCCGACGAAGCGCATCGAGCTCGCCACCGAGTCGCCGGAGCGCTTCAGCGGGGCGTAGGCCCGGAGCAGGCCGCGCCCGGCCGTCGGCGCCGCCAGCGCCCGCTTCGAGGGCGGGAGGTGGAAGCCGATTGAGCGGCGCTGCGCGAACAGCTTGTCGAGGTCGCGCCCCTCAGTCTTCAGTAGCGTCGCCATCGTTGCCGTCCTTCGCTCCCTCGTTGGGGTCGTTGGGGTCAGGGTTCTTCGGGTCCGCCGGCTTCAGCGCGGCGGCCGACAGGGGTTGCACTTCGCCGTTCGCCAGCACGAGCGTGAGGTTCGACGGCACGAGCGGCTCATCGAGGCCGTTGATCGGCTCGCGGCCCTCGTCGGAGCGCACCTCGTTGCGGGTCAGCCAGCCGTCGGTGAGCGCCTGGTGGTACCACTGCGCCATCGCGGCGAGGTCGCCGCGGCCGAGGTTGTGGAGGTCGTGCTCGCACTCCCACGGGCCGTACTTGCGGCCGCCCGGGAGAAGCTGCCAGTTGAACCTCTGCTCCATGCCCGTGAGCCAGCCGCGAAGCGTGAAGCGGATGAGGCCGTTCACCTGAGCTTCGATGCCGGTGCCCCACGAGGTGGAGCGCTCGACGTCGCCGAGGAGATGCGGCGGGAGGCCGAGAATCCGGCTGATCTCGACCACGCCGAACTTGCGCGACTCCATGAGCTGAGCGTCCGCGGGCGAGAGGCCGATCTGTTGGAACTTCAGCCCCGAGTCGAGCACCACGACCTTGCCAGCGTTCGCCGGCCCGGCCGTGCGCTGGCTCCACCGCGCCTGCGTGCGGGCGATCACCGTCTCGTCGAGTTCGTTGTCCGTCTGCAGGACGCCGCCGATGCGGCTCCCCTGCCCGTAGAAGCGCCCTGCCTCGTCCTCGGCGGCGATCGCGACGCCGAAGGACTCCCGCATCATCTGCAGCGGCGAGACGCCCGTGATGCCGTTGAGGCTCATGTACGGGAGCCGGAACAACTGGCTCGACGTCACCTCGCCGTACGTGCCGTCGGGGTTCAGCACGATGTAGACGAGGCCCTCGGGGTTGTAGTCCGTGCGGGCCACCTCCACGGGCCGCACGCGGCTCGGGTGGATCGGCCACGCCTTGCGGGCGTAGCCGGGGATGCCCTCCTTCAGCGCGTACGCCGTGCCGTGGTTCACGGCGTGGGCGATGAGCGTCTGACGAAACTCGAACGGCGTCTGGCGCGGGTTCGGGTCATCGAGGATCGTGGTGATCTCCACCGGCTTGCGCGTCTTCCGATCGCGCACCGGCAGGGGGATCGCGGCCATCGTGGACGCGAGCAGGGTGACGCCTCGGAACCAGGCCGAGAGGCCCCACACGCGGTTCTCGCTCACGAGCACGCCGGCCTTCACCGGCCCGCCGGTCAGCCACTCGACCAGGTTGGCCGACGTGAGAGGAACCTGCGGGTTGTTGAGGTTGGCGCGGAGTGCTCGGCCCGCGACGGTCACGACTTCCGCTCGGGCACGGCGGCCTGAGCTTCGATGTCCATGCCCGCCGCCTTCAGGATCGCGGCGACGCCCGCCGCCACCGCGCCCCAGTCGATGCCGTAGCGGTGACCGATGGCGATGATGATGGCGCCCGCGCCGGCGAGCTCGATCT